TCGGTGGTCACGATGCCGGAATCAGGAAAAATCAGATGAGGGAGAGGGACTGGTCACGATCACCGGAATCGGTGGTCACGATCATCGGAATACGCAGACGATGGCCGAGAACAGACGGGAAATTGTACGGCTGCGGGCGGCTTTCGGGCATATGGCGGTGGCGGACCTTATCAAGAAAGATGCTTACGACTACCTGGATGCATGCGTCGTCGCGCGCCGGCCAGCCAAAGGAAACAAGGAAATCGCATTGATGCGCCGCATTCTGGAACGCGGCGTACGCCTGAGCATGATCGTCAGCAATCCGTTCGATGATGTCGAGCGGAACGAGACTGTGCCGTATGAACGCTTGGTGACTGACGCCGAGATCGAACTGGCCGTGCGTGTCGGCCGGGAAATGGGCGGCCCGCAGTTGATCGTGGCCCTGGGCCTGAAAACAGCCTGGCTATGCTTGCGCCGTTCGGTGGAGGTGCGCGCGTTGACGCGCGAACAGATAACCGACGAGGGCATCCGATGGGTTGCGGCAAAGCGCCGCCGTGGTGCCTCGCCGCGCGTCGGCATCATCGAATGGAGCGCGGAATTGCGCAGCACCATCGACGAAGCCCTGACGATTGAACGCTACAGCACAGCCGGGAACTGGTACGTGTTTGGCAACCTGCGCGGCCAGCGGTATGAAAAAGGCGGCTGGAAAATCACTTTGGCGCGGTTGATGGCCGTATGCGAGGAACGCGCCAAAATCGAAGGCATTCCGTTCAAGCGTTTCAGCCTGCAAGACTGCCGCCCCAAGGGTGTCACGGACAAGATGGAACGCGGTGACGACGATGTGATAGATGCCACCCTGCACACCTCGGAGCGGATGGTGCGACAGACCTACGACCGCCGCCGCGTGCGCCGAGCAAAGCCTGCGCAGTAATGGCTATGGCGACTTCGAGGCACCGGCGATGAAGGCCGAAACAACCCGGTTCAATGCTTTCTTGTCGGCGACCGCCAGGCGTTCATATTCAGATTCACGTGCGAAAAACGGCCAGCCCGCTGTGGTTGCTGGCGGTTCCCCATGTTGGTTGAGCTCGCCCGATTTCAGGTACTTCGACCCTTCGCCAGTGACAAGCCACCAGGTATGCACGCCGAAGAATGCGGCCGCCCGCATGGCGTTTGTCGCTTCAAGCTGTTTGGTGGCCCCGGACATCCAGCTACTGACGGACGGTTGTTTTATGCCAACCGCACGCGCAAGGTCGGTAGGTCGCTTTTCGGGCTGTTCAGCAAAGAGTTCCGCGAGGCGGTCGGCGAGTGTGGGCATGATTAATTGATCCTAACAGCAAAACAGTTAGATGTGCTTTAAAAAAAAAATAGATGTGGCTTAATTCGCGTGTCTAACTAAAGGGAGCGCATTCATGAACACGGAAACACAGAGCCCGGCCAAGCGGGGGCCGCGCGCCGGGACATCCCGCCGCCGCGCCAGCACGAAACCGCTACACCCGGATTCGGCACTGATCGACCGGCTTGGCGGCACGATGGCCGCCGCCGAATTCTTCGAGGTTAAGGGCGGTTCAGTCTCGCCATGGCGGTACACCGGAATCCCTCGCGCGCGGATGATGTATCTGCGCGCCGTGCGACCCGACCTTTTCGACACCGACGCCGCCACACCACATGAAACCGCACCCCAAGATGTGGCTACATGACGGCGTTGCACGCGGATACCGCGCGCCGCACACAGCAAGAACTCGGTTCCGGTCATCGGGCTGTTCATCTTCGCTTCCCCGGCTCGTCCATTCATCAACGGAATCTATTGTGCGGCGATGTGACTGCCGACGGTAGGCGTACTTTCGCAGGTGTTCGCCAATGAGGCCAACCAAACAAGTTTACCGCGCCCTGTTCCTTGCCTTGCAGGCCGACGCGAAGGATTACCCAGGCGGCATTCGTGCCATTGCCCAGGTGATGGGCATGAACGGCAACACGCTGGCTAATGGCCTGAACCCTGACCATGAGGCCCCGCCGCCGTCGTTCAGCGCCATTCTGGAAATCCTCACCGTGGCCCAGGCCAAGCGGGCGGTGTTCTCAATCGCGCAGCTTGTCGATCAGATTCCGATGGATTTCATCGCGGAACACCCCGAGCCCAAACAGGCCGTGGCCGCCTTTCTCGCACTGGTTTCATCGGCGTCGAAGACGCTGGATTCAGGATCAGTCGCTGCCAGCGATGGGCGTTTCTGCATTGACGAACGCCGACAGATGGAACCCCTGTTGCTGGGCCTGATGCGCGCCAGCGCGGATTTGCTGCAAGTCATTCGGAGCAAGGGGCTATGACCGACGAATTCGACCGCGCCAGTGAGCGCGAACAGACCCACCGCGACCTCGCCTTGGCAGCAGCCCGCGCCGTCGCTGCGGCCATCCCCAAGGGTACGCCCGGCGAGTGCGACGGCTGCGGCGAATACTTCGCCCGGTTGGTGGGCGGACTGTGCGGTTTCTGCCGCGACGGAAGGACGCGCCCATGATGCCGTCCCGCCCCATCATCCGCCTTTCTTTTTTCGTGCCCGCGTCGCGGGTAGAAATCCCCGCACCCCCGGAAGGGCAGTGGCTTGCGGCGAGGGTTGCACGGTCGGAGACGCAATGGCCCGCGAATGTTGTTTTTTACAACCAGGCGGGGCCCCTGGCGCTGCGGCGGCGTTGCGGGCGTTAAGACCCGCCGAATTCCGCTAGGCAACAGGGCAGCAACATAGACAACCGCATATGACTTGGAAGAACTACGACGATGTGCTTTCACAACTCCGGGCTGCTGGCCTGGATGTGGATGTGTCGCGCTTCGAGGTCGGCACCGCGCACCCGATCCGCTGTCGCGAATTCAAAGGCGACAGGGAACGCAGGGGCTGGTACTGGCTGAACGAAATTTTGCTCGACGAGATCGGTCTCGACGGCAACGCCGCGAAAGAGCGTTACATCGTTGGCAGCTACGGCATCTATCGCGGCCGCGACAGTGGCAAGCAGAAAATCAGGCTGTCGCGGCGCGGCCCGGCAATGAGCGCCGAACAGGCGGCCGCAATGAAAGCGCGACACGCCGAGAACGTGAAACGCGCCAAGGCCATCCGCGCAGCGGAACAGGAGGTGGCCGCCCAGGTGGCCGCGCGAGCCTGGGCCAAGTATCTGCCCACCACCGCCACGCCGTCCGACTACCTGGCACGCAAGGGTGTGTCAGCCCACGGGCTGCGCTATTCGCCAGCGGGCAATGGCACGGTGGCCGTCCCCATGTGCGACGTCACCGGCAAGGTATGGGGCCTGCAGATCATTCGCGGCAAGAACCGGCGTGCCGGGGCTATGGAAAAAGAATACTGGCCGCGCGGCTTGAGCAAGACAGGGCACTACCATCTGATCGGCACGCCGCTGTATGTCATCCTGGTGGCCGAGGGGTACGCCACCGCCGCCACGCTGTTCGAGGCCACCGGCCTACCCACCGCCGTGGCATTTGATGCCGGCAACCTGATGCACGTGGCCCAGGCACTGCACAAGGCATACCCACGTGCCTACATCCTGGTTTGTGCCGATGACGACTATCTGACCGAAGGCAACCCAGGCGTCACCGCAGCGCAAAACGCGGCCGTGGCGGTGGGCGGGGGATGGGTGAAGCCGCAATTTCCCGCCGACCGCGCCGGCAAGAAGCTAACCGACTTCAACGACTTGCAGCATTTCCCGCAGGGTGGCACGCAGGTGGTGCGCGCGCAGATCGAGGAGGCCCTGGCTAAGTCTGGGCGTGACCTTGCGCCGGCGGGCAGGGCCAAATTGAAGGTGGCGCTGCCGCCCGGCGGCCTGGAATCCAACCAGGGGGAAGGGGAGCGCCGTGCCGAGGCCATCATGCACCTTGATGACCTGGTCGAGCGCTACATCCCAATCGATGACGGCACGGGTGACTACGTTTTCGATACATGGTCTAACAAGATCGCCAAGAAAACGCAGATGATTGCCTTGCTGCCCGCCGGCGTGCGGGCAGACGACATCAAGCGGCACCCGCTGTGGATCGAACGCGGCGCGTACTTTATCGACGAGATCGGCTTCGACCCGTCCGGCAATGATTCCAGCGTGAAGCTGAACACCTGGCGCGGCTGGCCGCGCCAGCCGAAGGCGGGAAGCTGCGAACTGCTGCTGGAACTGCTGGCCTACCTGTGCAGTGTCGAACCGAATCAGGACGAGGTCTACAACTGGCTGCTGTGCTGGATGGCGTACCCGTTGCAGAACCCCGGCGCCAAGATGTCCAGCGCGATCATCATGCACGGCCCCCAGGGCACCGGAAAGTCCACCGTGTTCCAGGCACTGGCCTGGATATACGGTACGGGCACAACACGGGACTACTCTACTGTGTTGAACCAGCGCGGCCTTGAAGACAAGTTCAATGCGGATTGGGCGGCCGACCGGCTTTACATCCTCGCCGAGGAAGTGGTGACACGCGCCGAAATGTGGCACATCAAGAATGAGTTAAAGGAACTCGTCACGGGCGCGCGCATCCGCGTGAACCCGAAACACACCGCCGCCTACACCCAGCGCAACCACATCAACATCGTGTACCTGTCGAATGAGGGCCAGCCGCTGCCGCTCGACAATGATGACCGTCGGCACCTAGCCCGGATATTTCATGAGCAGAGGACTTATTCGCAGTTACCGATTCTGGCAGGGTTTTTGCAGGTAATGCAGGTGTCAATTGGGTGAATGGGT